AGATATGGTGTTGCTGGACCTCCAACGGTTACGTTGGCTAGGTTTTCAGTATTTGCAACAGAAAATCATGCGGAAATTAAGTTTTCCAATGTTGTTGCAGAATTTGAACCTATTCCGCTTCTGATCGAGTATTATACTCACATGGTTGAGTATCTCGATATGATCTACTCTGAAAGTATGATCCAAGATCTTGAGGCTGGTATCGAATCACTAAAGATTTCGATGAAACGAATCACTCAAGAAAAGACAGCAGAAGAAAATAAAACTATCAGTCTCGACGAAATGTTCGCAGACATGGAACCAAAGGTGATCAACTAATGTCCAAGCATTATGTGAACAATAAACAAATGCTCGATGTCATTAGTGAGTATCGGGAGAAAGTGTTACTCTCGAAACAAAATGATACCGACAAACCTCGGGTGCCAAATTATCTTGGCGAGTGCATTCTTTTGATTGCAAATAATTTGGCTAAGAAACCAAATTTTGTCAATTATACATATAAGGATGAGATGATCTCTGATGGCATCGAGAACTGTTTACAGTACATCGACAACTTCGATCCATCAAAGTCAAATAATCCATTTGCTTATTTTACGCAAATAATATATTATGCATTTATCCGTAGAATACACAAAGAGAAGAAACAATCCTACATCAAACATAAAACATTAGAGCATTCAATTGTGTTCAACACACTGGTTGAAAGCGATACTGATGATCACTTTGATGCAGTACACGTTCAACAAGATAATGAGCGAATCAATAATCTGATTGATTCAGTTGAACGTAAAACCAAAAAAACAAAAAAGAAAAAGGGCTTAGAAGCTTTCATAGACGGGGACTAAAATGACTGAGTTGATTATACCAGCAATAGTTACAGATTACGCAAAGAAATTGTCTGACAAAAATTTGAATGTCTGGACACGCGATAATTATATGAAGCAACTCATGAACATTCGCAATTATTGCGACGAACAGATTCGCCGTTATGAAAAGCACAGAATAGTTGATAGTTCGGATTTAATTGCAGTAAAAGGTCGTAGATGAAAATAGCTTTGATCACAGACACCCATTGGGGTTGTCGTGGAGATAGTATGCAGTTTGCAGACTATTTCAAAAAATTTTATGATGATATTTTTTTCCCGACTCTAGAGAAAGAAGGCATCAAGACAATCATCCATCTGGGTGATATTGTCGATCGCCGCAAGTACATCAACTTTCTTTCTGCCAAGAGACTTCGCGAAGACTTCATGTATCCAGCTGCCAAGCGTGGTATTCACATCCACGTTATTCTTGGAAATCATGACGTATACTACAAGAACACAAATTCAGTCAACGCTATGGCAGAGATGTACAGCGCAGACAGTTTTATAAATTACTATGAAGAGCCATATGAACTAAATTTCTCAGGAACTAAAATTCTGTTGATGCCTTGGATTAACAGTGGCAACTATGATCGTTGTATGCAAACGATCAAAGACACAAACGCTCAAGTCCTTTTTGGTCATTTAGAGATCAAAGGATTTGAGATGTACAAAGGGACACCAACAGACCATGGATTTGATTCTACAATTTTTGACAAATTTGATATTGTTTGTTCTGGGCATTTCCACCATAAGTCTACTCGTGGTAACATTCATTATCTTGGCGCTCCATATGAGATTACATGGAGTGATTACAACGATCCTCGCGGCTTTCATATATTCGATACTTCTGATCGTTCTCTTGTATTCATAGAAAATCCATACAAGATGTTCACCAAGCTGTATTATGATGATGAGAATAAAAAGGTTGAGGATATAACTGGTAAAGAATACAACAAACTCTCTGGTTCTTTCGTCAAGGTTGTTGTCAAAAACAAAACAAATCCTTACTGGTTCGATCTTATGATTGGAGAACTAGAGAAGTCTGGTGTCATGGACATTCAGGTTGTTGAAGACAACTACAATCTTAATCTTGAAGACGACAGCGATATCGTTAATGAAGCTGAAGATACAATTACAATTTTGAAAAAATACGTAGATCAAATAAACACACCAGTCGATAAGAATAAGCTTGACTTATTACTCAGAGACTTATATAATGAGGCATTGTCAGTGGAGTGAACGTATTAGATCATGATTACATTCAAGTGCATTCGATGGAAGAACTTCCTTTCGACTGGAAATGATTTTACCCAAATCAATTTTCTGAAAAGTAAATCAACGTTGGTGGTCGGCGAGAATGGCGCTGGCAAATCAACTATGCTTGATGCGCTTTCGTTTGGTCTTTACGGTAAAGCATTTCGCAACATCAACAAACCACAGCTGATGAACTCTATCACTGGCAAGGGTCTTGTTGTTGAAGTAGAGTTCTCCATTGGCAAACGTAATTATTTGGTTCGCCGAGGCATGAAGCCACATGTGTTTGAGATTTTCTCAGACGGTACACTTCTGAACCAGAGCGCCGATGTTCGTGAGTATCAGGATATTCTAGAAACCCAAATCCTGAAGTTGAACCATCGTTCATTCTCACAAATCGTTGTGCTCGGTTCGGCTAATTTCGTGCCATTCATGCAGCTTCCTGCGGCGCATCGTCGAGAAGTTATCGAGGATCTTCTAGATATCCAGATCTTCTCGACGATGAACAATATTCTGAAGGAAAAACTTCAGGCAAACAAGGCAGCAATTATTGATAACAACAGCGAAATCAGGCTGCTAGAACAGAAGATTGATCTGAACAAAAAGCACCTTGAAGAACTCAAGAAAAACAACGAAGAGTTGATTGTTGAGAAAAACAACAAGATCAACGAGACTCTGAAGGCAATCGAATCAATTCAGTTTGATATTGATACTGAGCAATCAGAAATTGCCTCTATAGAAGATAAAGTTGTTGACGAACAAAAGATCAAAAAGAAACTGAAGAAATATTTGGACGTTCAGAAAGAACTACAGTTCAAGCTGAGAGAAATTCAACAACACGTTTCCTTTCTTCACGACAATGAAAATTGTCCAGCTTGTACACAAATAATTTCTGAAGACTTCAAGAAAGAGAATATCAATACCAAGAATGAAAAGGCAAAGCAGATCCAAGAAGCTATTGCCAAAATGCAAACTGATATTGATTCTATTGAAGAAGAAGTTTCTCGGATAGAAGCATTGGTTGGTGAAATAAACGCCATCAACGTAAAGATCAAGTCTCTTCAAACAAAGAAGCAAATGTATGAGAGAAACCTTTCTGAACTAAACGCAGAAAAGGAAAATCTTAAAAATAAAAGAGAAAAACTCATAACTGACTCCGCTGATATGAATACATACTTAAAGGAGTTAGATGTACAAGTTAAACTGAAAGAAACTCTTGCTAATGATAAGGCTGTACTTGAAGTAGCAGCTAATCTTCTGAAAGATGGTGGAATCAAGACTAAAATCATCAAGCAGTATGTTCCAATCATCAACAAGTTGATCAACAAATATCTTGCGGCAATGGACTTCTTTGTTCAATTTGAACTCAATGACCAGTTTGAAGAAAAAATTAAATCGAGGTTCCGCGATGAGTTTAGTTACGCTTCCTTCTCTGAAGGCGAAAAAATGCGAATTGACCTTGCTCTTCTATTCACTTGGAGGGCAGTTGCCAAACTTCGCAATTCTGCTTCTACTAATCTTCTTATCATGGACGAAGTCTTCGACTCCTCTCTAGATGCTAATGGAACAGACGAGTTCCTAAAAATATTACAGAACTTGACTTCTGATACAAATGTGTTTATTATATCACATAAGGGCGACCAATTGTACGACAAGTTCCACTCTGTAATCAAATTTGAAAAACACAAAAACTTTAGTAGGATCGCCGCATGAAACTCTTGATCGCTGGTTCTCGTTCAATTACAAACGAACCAAAGATTCGTAAACTTCTTTATGACATCATTACGTTTATCGACAAGCCAGTTACTGAAATCATTTCAGGTGCTGCTGTTGGTATGGATAGAATCGGGGAAAGTTACGCTTCCATGATGAACATCCCAGTAAAACAAATGCCAGCTGATTGGGGTAAGTATGGTAAGCAAGCTGGTCCTATTCACAATAAAGCTATGGCTGAGTATTGCGATTGGGCTATCATTCTCTGGGACGGGAAGTCGGAAGGAGCGAGGAACATGGCAGAAGAAATGAATAAGGTAAACAAATTTTACGTCATGGAGATAGTAGATGGACTGTAGACCAAGTAAAAGTAGATATAATCACTGGTTTTGGAATAGTCAATTTTGTTCTTGGGTGTTGACAAAATCTACAAGATTCAACAATTGGCTTTGGCATAAAATGTACAAAAGGAAATGATGATGGAGAATGAACCTATGACGCAACTTTATTCACTTGACGCTGCTGAGATCCACAATCTCCGTAAAGTACAAGATAAACTCCACGGTCAAGCAAAGGCTATGGGATGGCACAACAAGCCTCGTGAAGTCGGCACACTTATCGCACTTTGTCACTCTGAACTATCAGAAGCAATGGAAGGCGCACGAAAGGATTTGATGGACGATCATCTACCAAATCGTAAGATGCTTGAGGTGGAGCTTGCAGATTGTATCATCCGTATTCTTGATATGGCTGGGCTTTATAATCTTGATGTAGCAGGTGCTATTGCTGAGAAACACAATTACAACCGTGATCGCGCAGATCATCAGCTAGCTAATCGCGAAAAGGCAGGAGGTAAAAGTTTCTAATGGCAGTACTTCCACTAATCCCACCACATAGCCCAATTCTTAAGACCAAGTTAGAAAATTTTAATTTCTACAGACCACAAACAGATCCAGTTCAGCTGGCTGTTGATTTGACTGAAACTATGATTGCTAACAATGGTCTTGGGCTTTCAGCTAATCAAGTCGGGCTTCCTTACAGAGTTTTTGTTATCACAGGAAGTCAGGTTCTTGCTTGCTTCAACCCACGTATCGTTGATTATTCTAATGAAGAAGTTATGTTGGAAGAGGGTTGTCTCTCTTACCCAAATCTTTTCATCAAGATTAAACGACCAGCTTCAATCAGAGTGAGATTTGAACTGCCGAACGGTGAACTTCGTAACGAAATATTTGAAGGTCTTACTGCTCGTGTGTTCCAACATGAACTTGATCATTTGAATGGAATTGTTCATACCCAAAGAGCAACTCTGTATCACTTAGATCAGGGTAAGAGAAAGATGAAAACTCTTTCTCGAAGAAAGAAGGAAAAAATTTCAGCATGATAGGTGAAAACAAAGAAATCTGTTATAAATTCAATGAGGACTATTATCTAGCAGAAATCAAAAAGTATGTTGACGCAACTTACGGGCAACACTATGCTGGTAAGTATCAAGCGACAGATATGATTATTGACGCTGGGCATGGTACTGGATTTAATATTGGCAATATTATGAAGTATGCCAAGCGGTATGGTAAAAAGCAAGGCTACAATAAAAAAGACTTGCTAAAAATCATACATTATGCTATTATTCAACTGTATGTTCATGATGATGAACAGTTAGAGAAGTAAGGAGTTATTATGGGTTTTGAGATTAAGGTTCCGATTGAAGAATTGCGTAAACGAAAACTGTTCCTAGCAACGCCAATGTACGGCGGACAATGCGCTGGTATGTTTGCTCGTTCAGTTGCTGATCTTTCAGCACTCTGCGTTCACTATGGCATTCAGCTACAGATGTATTTCCTTTTCAACGAGTCGCTAATTACTCGCGCTCGTAACTATTGCGTTGATGAGTTCATTCGTTCTGGTGCTGATCATCTGATGTTTATTGACTCGGACATCGGCTTCAACCCAAATGACGTTATCGCTCTAATGGCAATGCAGTCAGAGAACAGCGAATATGACGTTCTTTGTGGTCCATACCCAAAGAAGTGTATCTCTTGGGAAAAGATTGTTCAGGCAGTAAACAAGGGTGTTGCTGACGAAGATCCAAATATTCTTGATCGTTTTGTCGGCGATTTCGTTTTCAACCCAAAGGCTACTACTAAAGAGATTCCTATCGGCGAACCAGC